CTGAAACAGTTACAGAGACAACAAACCCAAATGAAGGAGACAAGATGGACAACACTACCGAACCAGTAGCTCCTGCCGTTGAACCGGTAGCAGCTCCAGAGGTCGCACCTGTACAAGCATCCCGCCCGGCTTACTACACAGCACCACGCTCACCAATTGTGGACAAGGTTTCATACCTTGAGCACTACCTCAAGGCAAGCATTTTGCACGATGAGGATTCTCGCCAGTATGTAAAGGCAGCGGATAACACAACCTCAACAGCTCCGGGCATGGTGCCAACACCACAGAGCACACAGGTTGTTAATGCGCTAGCAAATGCAGATCGCGGAACAATCGATGGAATCAGCCGTGAAACTCTAGTGAGCGAAGGCATGACATTTGAAATTCCTCGTGTCACAGCTGTGCCAACAGTTTTGCCAATTGCAGAAAATGGCGCAATCACAGAGTCATCACTTTCAGCGACTTATCTATCAGTTAGCGTGCAGCCTTTCAAGGGTCGCGCGATTTCAACAGTCGAATTGATCGACCGCAGCCGTCCAGAGTACCTAACAGCTCTTTTGCAAAACCTTGAGTTTGCATACGCAAAAGAGACAGATGAGTACGCATTGGCAGCAATGCAAGCGGCAGTCACTAGCGTGACACCACAGGCAGCAAATTCAGCAACCGGATTCCTTGGATACACATCTAAGGCAGCTGCATCTGTTTATGGCTCATCACTAGGATTCGCTCGCTCATTGATCGTTTCTCCAACACAATGGGGCAACATCATGGGATACAACGACAATGGAGCACCTCTTTACAATGCAGCGCAGCCATCAAACGCAGCCGGCAATGTTCGCGGTGACAGCCTACGCGGTGTAGTTTCACCGGGTCTAAACCTTTATGTTTCACGCTCATTTGGAAATGCTGGAACAACAACAGCTGATGGCGATTCTTCAATGGTAGTTGTGAACCCAGATTCATACACATGGTACGAAAGCCCACGCTTTACGCTACGCACAAACATCAACAGCGATGGAACAATTGACATCCTGTACTACGGCTATGGCGCACTAGCTGCCAAGGTGCCAAATGGTGCACAGTTCAACGACCTCGCTTAATTAACAATCAATCATCGATGGCGGTCGCTCCCGAACGCTGTTGATACGAAAGGAACCGAGATGCCAGCAATTGTCACAGCCTCACAGCTGAGGTCGATCCTTGGTGTCTCGGTTTCTTTGTATTCTGATGCACAGCTTGATTCATTTATTGATTCAGCTGAACAGACGATTTTGCCTTTACTTACTCAATACCAATCATCGGTGACTTTTGCCAATGTGGATGATTCCGTCATTTATTTCACCACAATGCGGCCAAATTACTTTGTGCCGGGTCAATCTGTTGTTGTTACCGGGGCCGGAACTTATAGCGCGACCTACACAGTCACCGATGATCGGATTGAGCCTTACCTTTTCACAGCTGCAACAGCCGCAGCTGATCGCGACTATCCGCTCCCATTTATTCCAGCGGCAACCGCAACATTGAGTGGATCATCGGCAGCGCAGCTGTACGCATCCACACCACCAATCGAAAATGCAATCTTGGTTGTTGCCGTTGAGATTTTCCAGAGCATCACAGCTCCGGGCAACCAAATGATGTCAGATACTTTTCAGCCGTCACCATTTGTGCTCGGCCGCAGCTTAAGCAACAGAGTGATTGGCTTACTCGGGCCGTTTCTTGATGTTGAAACGATGGCACAATGAGCATTGAATCCGCGATCCGCACACCTCTTAAAAATTCACTTTCATCCATTGCCGCCAATGTATACAACGGCATCCCAGAGACGATGACCAGCCCATCAATTTGCTTGATTCCGGGCGCACCTTATTTTGAAAGCGTTTTGATTGGAAAGAACACAACCAAAGTCAAGGTCAATCTGACTGTGACTGGTGTTGTGACTTATGCCAACAATGCGGCAGCTTTGGACAATCTCGAAACATTGATGATTTCAATCATTGCAGCAATGCCAAATGGTTACGAAGTCGGAGATGTAAATCAACCTCAACCTTTGGAAGTCGGTGCCGGTAAGTACCTCACGGCCGATCTCCAAGTATCCACATACTACAACCAATAATAGGAGACAACATGGCCACAACAATCATCACCGGCAGAAATGTGAGCTTCAGCATCGATGGGGATACTTTTGATGCACAAGCAACCTCAGCCGTCCTCACAGTTGATTCAACGATCAACACATACCAGACACTCGATGGCAAGGCGTACTACACAACCGACACTCAAGGCACATTTGCTGTTGAGATGTTGGCGGATTGGGGCGTTGCTTCATCGCTTTGCGAAATGCTTTGGAATCAAGCTGAGAATTCACCAAATACACCTTTGGCTGTAATCCTTGAGACAGAGCCGGGCACAACTTTCAACTTTACTGTTCAGCCGATCTTTCCATCAGCTGGAGGAACAGCACCAGATGCACAGACTGTCTCAATGAGCTTCACCTGTGTGACAACACCTACATTGGTATAGTGAAAGGAAATCGGGAGCATGAAACTACCAATCACAATTGAATTCGCTACGGGGGAGAGCGCGACTTATACCGCGCTCCCACCGGAGTGGATGAAATGGGAAAACAAAACTGGAAACACAATCCAGCAAGTCTCTGAGAAATTGGGAATTGCTGATTTGATGTTTTTGGCTTATCACGCCATGAAGCGCGAGGCAGCTGGAAAACCTGTCAAGCCTTTTGAGGTCTGGTGTGAGACTGTTGCTGACATCAACATGGGAGACACCGATACCCCAAAAGCTACGAATCCGGATCAATAAACCGGATCATTTGGGAATTGGCTATCGATACGGGATTGTCACCATCAGAGTTTCAAACACCGGAGGACATTTTAACCGCTTTTGAGATACTAAGGATCAAAAATGGCAACTGAACCAATCACTTACGATAAGAGTGATTTGCGCGGCATCATCAGAGCTTTCAAAGCCATGGATGATGAAGCTGTTGCCGAGGCCAAAGGCGTGTCAAATGGCTTGGCTACTTATCTGCAATCAAAAGTCACAAATGCAGCTGCCAACCGCCCAAATAGAGCCGCAATACGCATTGCACAAGGATCGCGTGTAAGTAAGTCATCAAAGATCGGTGAGATCAGCTATGGCTTTGTATCTCAAAAATTCAGCGGTGGCGGTACAACTCAACAGCTTTGGGGAGGCTTTGAATTTGGATCACGGAGATTCAAGCAATTTCCGATTTGGTCTGGTAAAGCTCCGGGAGGCATTGGATCATTTGGATACTTTATCTATCCAACATTGCGTGCCGAACAGCCACACATCATCAAAGAGTGGGAAAATGCATTTTCTAAGATTTTGAAGGAGTGGTGATGGCCGAAAGATCAAGAACACTCAAGCTCTCCATCCTTGCTGATGTAGATAAACTCAAGCAAAGCCTCAATGTAGGCTCAAAGGATGTCGATGGATTTGCCGGCAAGATCGGTGATTTCAGCAAGAAAGCCGCGCTGGCTTTTGCTGCCGTGGCTGCCGCAGCTGGTGCAATGGCAATCAAAATTGGTGTGGATGCCGTCAAAGCTGCATCCGATTTGTCTGAGACAATTTCAAAGGTTGGCGTTTTATTCGGTGACACAGCTGATGACATTGAGAAATTTGCCGAGGGTGCCGCATCCTCACTAGGCCAGACAAAGCAACAGGCATTGGATGCCGCGGCTACATTTGCCACATTTGGAAAGTCTGCCGGACTCAGCGGCAAGGATTTGAGCAAATTCTCTATTGACTTTGTAAAGCTTTCATCCGATCTGGCTTCTTTCAATAACACATCACCGGAGCAAGCGATCAACGCCATTGGATCGGCATTGCGTGGCGAGGCTGAACCATTGCGCCAATACGGAGTTTTGCTTGATGATGCATCATTGCGCCAAGCCGCTTTGGAATTGGGAATCATCAGCACGACCAAAAATGCGCTTACACCACAGCAAAAGGTGTTGGCAGCTCAAGCTTTGATTTACAAGCAAACAGGTGCAGCACAAGGCGATTTTGAGCGCACGAGCGATGGTCTAGCCAACCGCACAAGAATCCTCACAGCTCAATTGGAGAACGCAAAAACAACCATTGGCACCGCTCTTTTGCCTGTGGTTTTGGAATTGGCTACTTTATTTTCCGACAAGGTGATCCCAATTGTGCAAAAGGTTGCCGATGCATTTGGAGACAAAAAAGATGGCATGGGTGGAACACTCAGCAATTTGGCAAATTCCATCAAAAGCTTTGTGCAGCCAATCTTTGAAGGCTTAAGATCAGCTTTCGACAAGATCAAAAACACAGTTATTGAAAACAAAGATGAATTTCAGGCTTTCTTTGATGTGGTCAAAGCTGCCGCACCAATCATCGGCAATGTCATTGGAGCAGCTTTCAATGTTGCTGGCACAGTAGCGAGCACAGTTTTGAATCTGATTTCAAATGTTTTGGGTGCTCTGAAAACAATCATCAACACAGCCATTGATGGCATCAATTTAGTCATCAGAGGACTGAATTTGATCAAGCCGGGGCCAGACATTGCAAGCATTGGCAAGGTTGGCTCATCGACCGGATCAAGCTCAACGGGTGGCATTTCGGTGCCGGCAGCATCATTGCCAAGCGGTTTCAAGCCAGCTGGAACAACCACATCGACACCGACTGTCACAGTCACGCCAACTGTTACGCCAACACCGGTTGCAACTGTTGCAGCCTCAGCGGCAGCGGCAGCCAAGGCAGCGGCAGCCAACACAGCTGTTTCAAGCAATTTCAATCCGGGTCGTTTCCGAATTGGTGAGGAAGCTGATCGCGTTGGAACAACCATCAATTTGACTGTGACTGGAGCTTTCGACAAAGAAGGCACAGCACGAACAATTATTGACACACTCAATGATTCTTACTATCGCGGCACAGGTGGCGCAACTAACCTGCAAATAGCATGAGTCAATTCAATCCTGTCTGGCGTGTGATTATTGGTGGC